AATCATATTTGGTTGGCTATCTAATCAAGCATATTTTAAAGAAATGACTAATACAAACGTCAGAAATCAATTATACATAGAACAAGAAAAATTAATAGAACAAGATATGGCACCATTTGGCTTTATAGATGATGGTACACCAGATGAAGAACAGTCATTTTCAGACGAATATGGTACAGTATGGCATCCTGTTACACGAAAAGGACTGTAAGTTGTTGTTCTTATAAATATCTGTATAAAAAGTTTTGACTATGGGCGTAAGAAAACTTACGATTAATGAAAAAATAATAAGAAAATTAAGAGGAGAAACCTTATGGCATTTCAAGTATCACCGGGTGTTCTCGTACAGGAAAGAGATTTAACTAGAATCATTCCTGCCGTATCAACATCAATAGGGGCAGCAGCGGGTCAATTCGCTAAAGGTCCAGTTGATGAAGTTGTGGCAATTTCTAGTGAGCAAGAATTAGTAGATACATTTGGAAAACCCGACTCAACTACATTTGAGTGGTTTTTTTCAGCTGCTAACTTCTTACAATACTCAAACTCATTAAGAGTAGTACGAGCTAACAATTCTGGTTTAGTAAACGCAAATACAGGTGGTTCATCTACATTAATTAAAAATATAGACGACTACCGAGACAACTACGCTGATGGTTCTTTAAACACAGGAACTTTCACAGCAAGAACAGCCGGCGCATGGGGAAACAGTTTATTAGTTTCTACATGTCCAAGTGCTTTAGCATACGAGCAAAAAACTGGTGACACAGGTTTTGCTTCACTAGTAGATGACGCTTCGGCTTCTATCGGAGACACAACAATTAGTGTTGACGATGGTACTGAGTTTAGTGTAGGAGACATTATAGAGTTTTCTGCTACAGCTTCAACAGGCGACTTTACAGTAAACGAAAAATATAGAATAACTGGAATTTCAACAAACACTTTAACGATAGTACAGCATCCTAGAGGATCTGGTGGATTGTTAACGGCAGTTGTTGATAACGCACACATTAAAAGAAGATGGAGATATTTTGAATCAGTAGACGGCGCACCAGGAACATCACCTTGGGCATCTGATAGATCAGGTGTTAATGATGAAATACACATTGTCGTAGTAGACGAAGACGGTGTTATATCTGGAGAGCCAGGAAGAGTAATAGAAACTTATTCAAAAGTATCTAAAGCTGCTGACGCTAAAACTCCACAAGGTGACACAAACTATTACCCAACAGTAATACAAAATAAATCAAGTAACATTTTCTGGACAGATCATAATTCATCAGGAACAAATTGGGGTTCTAACGCAACAGGAGTAACTTTTACTGCTGTAAATGCTCCAACTAATGAATCTTTATCTGCTGGAAGTGATGGTTCTACTGCTACAGTAGGCGAAATCAAAACTGCTTTTGAAAAATATTCAGACGCAGAAACAGTTGATGTAAGTCTAATTATAGCTGGTAAAGGTAACTCAACTCACATTGATAACCTAATTACTATCGCAGAAAACAGAAAAGACGCTGTGGTTTTTGCTTCACCTGAAAGAGCAGACGTTGTAGGAATAACTAACTCGAACACGCAAACAAATAATGTTATTGACTTCTTTAATAATGTAAGATCATCTTCTTATGTTGTTTTTGATAGTGGTTACAAATATGTGTATGACAGATACAATGACGTATACAGATATGTACCATTAAACGGAGATATAGCTGGTTTGGCTGCTAGAACTGATCTAGTCGCAGACACATGGTTCTCACCTGCTGGATTTAACAGAGGTGTAATCAGAGGTGCCGTGAAACTTGCTTACAATCCTACACAAACACAAAGAGATCAATTGTATCCAAGTAGAATTAATCCAGTATCAACGTTCCCAGGACAAGGTACTGTTTTATTCGGAGACAAAACTGGTCTTACTTCACCAAGTGCTTTTGACAGAATAAACGTTAGAAGACTGTTTATTACTTTAGAAAAGGCAATATCAACTGCTTCTAAATTTCAACTCTTTGAGTTCAATGATGAATTTACAAGAGCTAACTTTAGAAACATTGTAGAACCTTTCCTAAGAGAAGTACAAGGTAGAAGAGGTATCACAGACTTTTTAGTAGTATGTGATGAAACTAACAACACAGGCGAAGTAATTGATAGAAACGAATTTATTGCTGAGATTTTTGTAAAACCAGCAAGAAGTATCAATTTTATTACATTACAATTTATCGCAACTAGAACTGGCGTGGCTTTTGAAGAAGTCGCAGGTTAATAGTAGAGGAGAAATAAAAAATGGCAAACATTTCAGACTTCAAAGCTAAACTTGCTGGCGGTGGCGCTAGAAATAATCAGTTTAAGGTTACAATGCCTTTCCCTGGTTACTCGCAAGTTGGTGGAGAAATAGAAGACTTGGCTTTCTTATGTACAGCAACAAGTATACCGGCAATGAACGTTGCTGAAGTACCTGTTAACTTTAGAGGAAGACCAATTTATATCGCAGGTGACAGATCATTTGACACTTGGCCGATTACTGTATTAAATGATACAGATTTCAAATTAAGAAACGCATTTGAAAGATGGCAAAATGGTATTAACAATATGTCAGACAATGAAGGATTAACAAATCCTGCTGACTATCAAGTTGACGCTTTTGTAGATCATTTAGACAGAAACGGTAACACTATTAAGTCTTACACATTGAGAGGACTATTTCCGATAACAATATCTGAGATAGGACTATCATATGCTCCGACAACGGAGATTGAGACTTTTGGTGTAACGTTTAGATACCAATTCTTTGAATCGAATACTACTACTTAATATCTTGTATAAGTATTAAGACAGGAGATAAAATATTATGGCTGAACTATTTGGATTTAGTATCACTCGTGCTAAAAAGCAAGAAGATCCTAAACAAAGCTTTACAGTAAAACAAGCGGATGACGGTACTCAAACCGTCGCCGCTGGTGGTTATTTTGGTCAGTACCTTGACATGGAAGGTACTGCCAAAACAGAGGCAGATTTAATCCGTAGATACAGAGAAATTTCAATACATCCAGAATGTGACATGGCAATAGAAGATATTGTTAATGAAGCAATCGTGGCTAATGAATTGAAAGACGCTGTTAGGGTTAACATTGATCAATTGCCTTACGGTAAAGATATAAGAGTTAAAATTGAAGATGAGTTTAAACAAGTATTAAGGTTGTTAAACTTTAATACAAAAGGGCATGACATCTTTAGAAGATGGTATGTTGACGGTAGAATGTTCTATCAAAAGATTATTGATAGAGATAGTCCTAAAAAAGGGATTACAGAATTAAAATACATTGATCCTAGAAAGATCAAAAAAATAAGAGAAGTTAGAAAGAAAAGACCTGAGGGTGCTACAAGTCCTAACAGTATGACTGTTATAGACGAGTTTGTTGAATACTATCTATTCAATGAAAGAGGCATACCAGGTACTACTTCAGGTATGGGTATTAAAATCGCACCCGACACTATCGCATTTTGTCCTTCTGGTTTAATAGATCAGAATAAAAACATGGTGCTATCTTATTTACATAAGGCAATTAAACCTGTTAATCAATTAAGAATGATTGAAGACGCTGCTGTGATTTACAGAATCGCAAGAGCACCTGAAAGACGTATCTTTAAAATTGATGTAGGTAATTTACCTAAAGTAAAAGCTGAACAATATTTAAGAGATGTGATGGCAAGATATAGAAATAAACTTGTCTATGACGCTTCTACTGGTGAAATAAGAGACGATAGAAACTATATGTCAATGTTAGAAGACTTTTGGTTACCAAGTAGAGAAGGTGGCAGAGGTACTGATATAACAACTTTACCTGGTGGACAAAACTTAGGTGAAATTACAGACATAGAGTATTTTCAAAAGAAATTATATAGATCATTAAACGTACCGGCAAGTAGATTAGAAGGCTCACAAGGTTTTAATTTAGGTAGATCAACAGAGATTACTAGAGACGAACTTAAATTTACAAAATTTGTACAGAGACTTAGAAAGAAATTTACAGAATTATTTAATGACATATTAAGAACCCAATTAGTTTTAAAAGGCATTATTGCTGAAACTGATTGGTCAACAATAAGAGATAACTTACAATATGACTTCATACAAGATGGACATTTTTCTGAATTAAAACAAACAGAAATGATGAGAGAACGATTAGGTTTAGCCAATGAAATGAGAGATTATATAGGTAAGTTTTACTCAGTTAACTATGTTAGAAAACATGTGTTGAAACAAAATCAAAGAGAAATAGAAGATATGGATAAAGATATTAGAAGAGAAATTAAAGATAAAATTATCCAAGATCCTATGGCACAAGTTACTAACAGCGAAGATTTATAATAGGAGAATAAAATGACAGAGAATACAACTAAAGACTTTATTGACAATTTAGCTCAAGGTAAAAATGATGACGCTGGTGAAGCGTTTAAAAATGCTTTAAGAGGTAAAGTTGGTGATAGTTTAGATCAAATGAGAAAAGATTTAGCAGGAAATTTATTTAATGGCGATGGTACAGTAAATACAGATAATGCTGCTCCTCATAGTGATCCTAAACCTGAAATTGCTGATGTAGGAACTTTCAACCAGGATGGAACTATATCACTTAAAAATGACGGACAAGCAGACTTAGATTTGACACAACCGTCCCAAACAGGTGTTGACATAGAAAATGCCTAAAGTCAGTAATCTTTTTGAACAAAAAAAAATAGTAAATTCAAAGGCTTACAACTCTTTAACGCCTAAGATGAAAGAGGCAGTTGAAGAAATGTTTAAAATGATTAACAACAAAGGCAACATTATTTTCAATGTAGAAAATGCTGTTGACAAAGTTGCTGAAATAAAGAATATTAATAAAGAAGAACTATATCAATACATTGAAAAAGAAACAAACGAACAATTAGGAGTGTAAAATGGCACAAACGTTTATAGTTAAAGGTGACGTTGTAACTAATG